TGTACATACCCGCTACACGCATCCAACCTTCTTGAGTAAGCCTAGGGGCAGTCTCTAGTACCGCACCACCATTTGTTTGTTGTGTTATATACAACGCTTCTCGAGCAGCAAATTCACGAAGTTTTGCAGTTGACGTTTTGGGGTCTACAAATTCACCATCAAACTCACTAAAGTATTTCTTCCCCGCTTTGGCTCTATCTGCCATCTGCTTACGCACTAGGTTGTATGTAGCTATAAGTGTAGATTGGCGGTTAAATCTTTCCGCAGCGTTAAAGAATATGGCGGAGCCATGAGTGATTTTATCTAACAAGTTACTCTTTTCATTTACACCTAACTCATCCATGAATGACATGGAGTATAGTTGTCCGTTAGCGCTCGCTTCTTTAATTAGGGGTATAAGATCGTTTAGTTGCTGTATTCTTGCCGCCGCCTGTTCCTTACTTATAGCCGTGTCTTGTATTTTCTTTATCTCAGAAGGCTTCAATGTAAACACGGAATCGTAGCCTGTGCCTTCTTGGTCAAAGTAATCTTTTATGTTAGCGTTGCCACCCAACATACTACCCGCAGAAGTGAACGCATCTATAGAATCTGATAACCCAAATCTACCACTAAGGAATGGTACTATCACTAGTGGTATTTGTGACAAGTTAACAACAGCAGACGACACGTTAAAACCTAGAGTGTATAGGAAGGCAACCTGATTGAAGTTCTTTAGCACTGCTTCTTTGGTTTTATCCTGCGCACCCGTTCTAGCGAACTTACCCCTTGCTAGCAATACATCTTTTAGTTCTGTAACGTCCTCGGGTATAGCGTTCGCTTTCTTATCAATTTGATCTTCTATCGCCTTAATCTTAGCGGAGCTTTTTATCTTGGCAGTCTGTATAGCTAGGCTAGAACCTTTAGTCTCCAGTGCGTACCCTGCATCATGAATGTAACCTATGGTCTTTTTACGTCTTCTAAATGCTTTCGCAAAAGATGTTTCTGGTAACTTGTCTATGTACAGCTTTATGATTTCTTCTTGTACACTGTTACTTACATTGGCTTTGCCTAGTATACCTAACACTTCATTAGTGAAGGAACTACTAGGGGCATTATCAAACCGCTTACCACTTACGTCACCTTTAAACGATTGTATAGAGTCTTGATCTACGTCTTTGTCATCTTTTAAATCGTTGGCATAGGCATCTCGCTCTGCCTTACTAGCAAACATCAAGAATATTTGTTCTTTTGAGTCATCAAGTTGCACATCAAAAGATAACTTGTAATCACCTTGACGTACTAGGGGGAAGTAAACATCCAACGCGCCACTTGCCAGTAGTCTGTTTTCTAGTTTTTTCTTGATAGAGTTAGCAGCTGCTTTCTCGTCTCCCACCATAGTATCAATCTGCGTGTTAATTGCAGACAGTAGGTCTTTATACATTTCTTTGTAGGTGTTTCGCATAGCAGAGAACAACGCTTTGCCTTCAGCATCCAACGAATTCCAGTCTTTACGCTGTGCTTTCCATACAGCTAACTTCTCGCCAGAGTAAGCGGTCTCAGGCTTTGTCGGATCTACTTGGTATATAGTTGCGCCATACTTGCGGTTATAGATAACACGGTCTAAAGTTGCCTTACCCTTTTTGTTCTTGAACGCCCACTTTTTGTATCTATTTTTAATCTTTTCTAGTTTGGCTTCGGCATCCATCTGCAAGCCACGCTGTTGGGTTATCGCCTTATCCAGTTGTAGACCTAAAGAACCGAACCCAGCTGCCCTAGCTAAGTCACCTATAGCCTGCCCGCCATGCAATTCATAGAACTTAGTTTTAACTACTTTGCCCGCATCCGCTAGGAGCGTAATTGCCTTCGTTGCCCAACTACTGTCAGCTATGTCACCTTTATACTTATCTGTAGCTTTCTTAACCTCAACAGTAAGATCTAATATCTCTCTAGGTGTGCGAGCCATAGCTATTCTATCATCACCAACCCGATCTAAGTTAGTGGTTACTAGTGCCATAGTTAAGCCGTCTATGTTATCCATATCAAGACGCTCGATAGGCTTAGTGCTAAGTCCGACTAGCGCTCGTAGTCTGTTACTTATAGCATTAAATACTAAACGCAGTACGGGTATGTTCTTACCATTAACATCTAGTCTTGCTAGTTCTCTCCTAAACTTGTCGTTAGACATTACTTCAGCTACAAACTCTTTTACATTCTCAGCCCCGTAAGCACCCCGTAGCGAACCCTTAACGGACTCAAATACTTTATTTAGCTGTATGGTAGCCGGGAGGAGCTTGTTGTCTAAACCAGAATTAGTTACCACGTGCGCTACCTCGTGGAGCAACGCGTGTCCTGTTAGCGGTATGTCAGAGTTATACGATACAGTGTTATTACCCACGTCTAGCTGGCCTTGCTTAACTCTACCATCTACTACACCACCTAGCTGCTCAGTAGTACGCATGTCTACTTTGGCATCGCCTAGATTGTTTGCCATAGCTCTTGCTACGCTAGCAGGTTGTCCAGATAGTGTCTTAGCGAAGTCTAGTATCGCACCTTTTAAGTCGCCCTTCTCAATAAGTTTTAGGGTGGTTGCAGGTACAAAGCCTTCTAATGACGCTATGTTTTTAGCATCTATCTTTAGATTCTTACGGTCAAGGTCTCGGAAGTACTTACCGCTTTCGTATTCTTTAGCATCTTCTATTATTTGCTCTTTGGTAGCATTCTCAAAGTATTCTGCAACACGTTTACTAGCTCCAGTAGACCCACCCGCTTCTTCCGCTTTGCGCAGGGCACCAATAATTTGCTTATCCGTTAGGCCTTTAAACCCGGGTTTAACCATTACTGGCTTGCCATCAGCACCCGTTTTATATTTTGGTTTTGTAGCCTTAACCTTAGCTACTACTTCAGCTGTTTTGGTTTCTTTATAAGATTTCTTTTTCTTTTTAGTTTTCTTTTGTCTGCTATTTTCTTTTCTAGCGTCTAAGTTTTTCTCTGCTTGCTCTACTTCTTTTTGCTCAGACTCTGCTTTTCGCTTAGTAGCTTTGGCCTTTGACGTGGCTTCTACTAGACGCGCTTCGTTATCTTTAGGGTTCTGAGATGTTTGAGCAGTTTGTAGTAGGCTATCAAAAGTAGATTGCTTAGTTAGGTCTAAGTCTTTCCTAGCCATAGAATCTTTAAACGATATTTCAGCTAATTCTTTCTCGTCTTTCTTTGGTTTAGCTTTTGCTTTTGGTTTGGCTTCTGGCTCAGTTACTACTTCTACCTTAGCATCTTTAACGTCAGCTGCTTTTTCCTGTATGGCATCTATTTGTTCAGTTGGCTGTTCAGCAGCTACGGGAGTTTCACTTACCGCGTCTTTCACAAACTCATTATACTCAGGAGTATCTTCTTTTAGCCCCTGCTCTTTTGCTTTTTTCGCAGCTGCCTCTTCTGCATTTGCTACGCGCCTGACTTGTGCAGCTGCTTCTTTTTGTGTTGCTTGTTCAGTTTTAGCTGTACCCTCTATGGCCTGTACAGCTTGAGGGCTTAGATTTTTATTGGCCCAGTCTATTACTACCTCTCCAATGTTTACGGTCTTACCTGAAGCACCCAAGTCTTTTATTAGTTGTTCATTACCAGTGTAGTTTAGTTGTCTTGTTAGGGGCGTTTTTTCTCCAAATGCCTGTTCTAGTTCTAAAGTGCCTCTATCTTTTTCGTCAGGCTTACTCCCCGCTTTCTGTATTATTTTGGCCGTTGGGTTTATCTTGTCGTTCATAGCCGCGTATATTGCTTGCTGCGGGCTAGAGAAAAAAGACATGTAGGTAGCTACTACTTCTTGGACAGCAGGGGATGTGTCTGCGGACGCAGCTTTTTTAGCTATGGCTGCTAATTTAGTTTTATCAGCCTTGGAAGATAGTTCTTTTGCAAACTTTTTGTAGGGCGCACTAAAATAGCTGAACTTTTTTGCCACGGGGTTAAACGTAGGAATTACTGACTTTCTTTCTTCCGTAACCGCACTAGCTGCTTTCTCAGCATCTTTTCTAGTAATAAGTCTTTCTAGCTCAGCATACTTAGACTCGGGCATCGTTTTCTTAGCGAACGCTAGGCCGGCTTTCTTATCCTCGGCGGTTTGTAGTACATCATATACTCTTTGTACTATTGGAGAGACTGACTCTCCCTCTCGTCCAGCAGGTCTTCCAGTGTCACGCTCACTATCATCCAGTCTTCCCTGCTCAGGTCTTCCAGACTCTTCGGCACTCTCAGCACGCTCGTCTCCCACGACTCCTGCACTACTAGGAACGCTGTCTCCAGTTGTTTCTGTGTCAGGTGTTCCAGTAACTTGCTCTCTAACATCGCCTTTCTCCTTAGCATCAGCTTCTTCTATTTCTAGTATAGCCTCGAGCTGCTCTTCTGTCGATTCTACCGCTTCTACTTTTGGTTTTTCTTTCGGGCTTACTTCTTCTGTAGGCTCTTCCGTTACAGTTTCTTCTTGAGTACCTTCTGTAGCTTCGTCTTCCTTATCGGGTATCGTGTCATCTACAACGGTGTCGGCACGTAGGTTTTTCCTATTAAGCATATCTGCTATGCCCTGCACTATTGCACCTGCACCACCACCGATAGCTCCTTCTTCTGCTACACCCATCTCAAACATAACTTGTTCTGGATTGTAGCCCGCTTCGTTTAGGTTTTGTAAGATAGCAGCTGTTGCTTCCTGCGTGCCTTCAGATACCCCAGTGGCAGCCATACGCTGTAGTCTATCTCTGATACCAGTAATGGTCTTTGGTGTAACCTTACCAGATAATTTTTCTATGAAGTCAGGTAGGCCGGGAATGTCTAAGTTCTTAGCGAGTCTACCTAGGGGTAGAAGTTCTAGCGTACCAATAGCAGCACCACGTAAGCTAGCTGCGTTTCTTTCTTCTTCACTAGCGCCATACGCCCTAGCACGTTCTGACGCTTCACCAGCGCCTGCGCCAAGAGCTAGTATACCGGCAGCAGGTAACGCTGCTTTCCCCAATAGTGCCGTACTAGCAAATGCACCAAGAGAACCTACGCCAGATGATAATTTATAGGTGAGGGAGTCTTTGTCACCGCCTTCAGGAGTGAAGTCTTCTTGTAAGTCTAATATCTTTCTTCTAGCTTTTAGCTCATTATCTTCTTCAAGTACCGTAGCAGCACCTAGCGCAGCCGTAGCAGTAGTCCCAACAAAACCTGAACCAAGACCTGTAGCTACGTTCTCTAAGAACCCAACTTCTTCGTCAGTCTTTTCTTTCTTGGCCGAGCCGTCTTCCTCAGTAGGAACAGCAGGCAACCCGATAATAGATCGCCTTTTCTTCTCAAACATACCCCTGAGTATTTGTGCAGACTCAGCGTCCCCTTTGGCTTCCGCCTTATTTATAGCGGTGTATATATCGTCTAAACTAGGCATAGGGCAGCCTTATTGATTCATTTGTTTATTAAACGCATCGGTTTCTGCCGCGCTATAGTCGGTCTTGTCGCCATCATCCCCGCCTATCATTCCGTCAATATTAGTAAGTTTCCTCAACCTATTTAACGCCGCTATTTGTAGAGACAAGTATAATCTAGCATGCTCGGTAGCTAGTTTAGCTACGGCTACCTTTCTTTCCTCAACGTCAAGGATTTTGTTAGCCTGTTCCATCTCCTCCACTTGAATTTCGCTTAGAGTCTCAACCAAGTCACTTATAGCCTGTCGGTCGTTACTTTCCCTCGCTATCCTATTGGCTTCCTCATAGTTGTAGTTCACTTTAGCTCTTATTTTTGCATCAGCTTCTTGGGTTAACTTATCTTGCTGCAGTTCAACATCCTTTTGGTATACAGAAAGGTTATCTTTTGCTACACCCGCCCGCAATTCCATTGCCTTAGCCACGTCTGTCATGCCCACCTCGTATGCCTTAGCAGCGCGCGCGTCAACTTCTTTCATTAAGTTAACTTCGGTATTGGTTGTGGATACAAAATCACCGATACGTTGGTTTATTAGGTTCATATCTTTGTTTTGGCTATCTAATACATTCTGGCGGTATGCCTGACCCTTAGCGCCTCTAGTTGCAAATATGTTCGCCATGCGCCGCTTGTACTGGGCGTGGGGGTCGTTTGCTAGTCTTTCTTTTTCTTCCATACGTTGGCTATATAAGTCTTTTAGCCCACCTACCCTTTGATCTGTCTCAAATCTACCCGCTAAGCTAATAGCGTCTCGCTCTTTTGCAGGGTCTTGGGATATGCGATCATCTACTTTTTTATTGAACGCATCACCTAACTTGTCACTAACTTGTGTCTTACTAGTGTTTGGGTCGGCAGAGAAATCAAACTCCTGAGCTCCACCTATTTGAGGGCCACCAGCGGCTTCTTTATTGTACTGGTCACGCACAAATGCTTTAGCGTCATCCACAGTGGGGCCATCCTTACTTCCGTACTGCGCGATAGCGTCTCTATTAGTATCATCGATCAGTTTTTGATCCACAGATTTCTGATCAGTCTCAGGACGTAATACTCCCGCACCGCCCATGTCAGCCGTAGGAGGTTTAGTGCCACCCATAACAGCATCGGCACCATAAGCAAGTCCACCAAGCCCTAACGTAGCACCAGTTAAATTTCCAACATTCGGAGAGGCTGCTTGGCCGGGAGCTGTCATTACTGGCTTACCATCCGCACCCATCTTATATTTTGGTTTTGAAGCCGGAGTCCTAGCAAAATCTTTACCCTTTGCTAGTTTTTGTTTGGCATAATTGATGACCTTTGGCCCATACTTTTTGCCTGCGTTAGCGATAATTTGTTTAACTGCCCCAAGACCACCCAACATCATAGCCTGATCTACAATAGCCATACCGCCACGTTCATCAATTTGCTTTGTTATAAGGTCTCCGTGTGCAGGACTGCCTGCCCCACCACCGAATGGACTACCCATATTGTAGTTTTTGTGTTGTTTTAATTTTTCTCTATCCGCATCAGAAACCCCTGCCGCAGAAGTGTCTTCGCCTTTTCTATCTTCAGGGAACACGTAACCATCATCAGCGTAAGCACCTGACCTAATTTTATCTGTAGGGCCAGTTTTCAAACCAGCATCCACAAGGACTTTTTTTACAGCATCTTTTTCTTCTGGGCTACTTTGCGCCGTAAGAGTTTGCATTATTTTTTGTAGTTTGGCTTGGTACTCTGGCGAACTTGAGTCCGTGGTTCCGCCAAGCGCTTGTATTTGTCTTTGCGCAATAGCTACAGCAGCGTTAACATCTCCACCGTTTGCATACCCAACAATACCACCACTAGCCATCATAGGACGAGGAGCACCACCCATTGCACTAGGCATGCCACCCATCATAGGACGAGGAGCACCACCCATTGCACTAGGCATGCCACCCATTGGAGGACGAGGAGCACCACCCATTGGAGGCTTACCACCACCCATAGCGCCCATAATGCCACCCTGCTGCGGTTTTTTCTGTTGCGGTTGCTGTGCGCGTTGCGCTAGTATACCGCCAGTCTGATTGGCTATTTCTTTCTGCGTCAAACCAAGTAACTTCTGCTCTTGTTGTTCCGCTATAGTCCCACCAGTCTGCTCTTGCTTCATCGCCATATCTCGAGCAGCAGCTTGTTTCTCTTCAAGTAGTTTGCGAGTAGCTAAAACTTCAATTAGGTCGGGGCCAACACCTTGGTTTAGTGGTTTATTACTAGCCGCTAAAGTATCTTTCTTATCGTTAACTAATTGGTTTATGTTCATTCGCCTTCTCCGCTATCCGTAGGAACGTTAGCCCCTATCCACTCCAGTACAGTATTTAGGTCTATCCCCGCATCAGTTAACTGGTCAACCGTACTAGGTTCTTGGTATTGGTAACTCTGTGCAGTAAGTGGCATGCCTTGTAATAGTGAGTGTAAGAACTGTAACTGCTTGTAGTCGTAGTCTTGCTGTCTTATATACTCGTCGAAATCAGCTGATATACCTTCTTTAGCGATGTCTCTCTGTATTCCACCTGCTTCTGCTTGAGCTCTTAATGCATCAAAGCCATACTTGTTATTCATTTCTTGGCCAGTACGGGCATTAGTCATAGCGGTATCAAATCCTTGCGCTCTTAAAGTCCCTGCCATATCACCAATACCACGGTTCAGGTTGTTAGATCTTTCGGCACGCATTAATGCATCTCTAGAACCACCAAATGCACCCGCAGATGTCATAGCTGTTCTATCTTGTAACGCATCAATACCACTCTGTCTGCGCATGTCAGCAGAAGTGCGGTCAATAACATTCTGCTCATAAGGATTCATGTACGGATCTAGTGTAGCTTGATCGGGAGTAAACGTTCCCATTTCTTTTGTAACAGACTGCCCACTAAGAGGATTGTTTAAGTCTAGTATCCCAGTAAACGCTTGGTCTTGTAGTATGCTAGTACCCGCTGTCAGTGGCCCATCAAACGCTTCGTAGCCGTCTTTAGCTAACGCTGCTGCGGGTTCTAGTATCCCTTCAGTTACGTAGTCACCTGCCCAGTTAGATAGGCTAGATTCTGTTCCTGTTTTGTTCAAAGTATCTGTATCGCCTGCACCTGTACCGCCAGCACCTGTACTGTCAGCTGGGGTTTGATTGTCGGAGGATTGTACAGCGTTTTCGGTGTTAAAGTTAGTAGTGTATGGTTGACGTTTAAATACAGAACCACCACCAGCATATTGCGCTATGCCACCCTGCGCCATCTTAGGCATGAAGTTCTGTGGGTCTATTTGTTTGCCTTGTTTAGGGTTGCCTGTACGAGCTTGTCTAATGTTACCCATCATACTATGTAACTGGTCTGCGCCTGCATCTGAATTACCATTGCCTAGGTGACTTACTACATCAGCTGGTACTACAAACTCGCCATCACTCAAGCGTGCTTCTTGCTTGCCATCAATACGTGCAGGTACATCATCTGCCATGCCATCAGTCTTACCACCTAAATAGTAACCTTTGTGTGCGCCAGCAATACCACCGTGAGCATACTTAGGAACACGACCACCCATAGCCATAGCAGGGGGTTCTGGAGGTACATAGTTAGGATTGTTCTTTTTTGCTAGCTCTGCTACTTGCGTTGCTGCCGTTGCCTCGGCTTCCGCCACAGTAGGTACTGTAGTTTCTGGGCGTTTAGCATATATAGTGTCAGTGAAGTATCTTTGGGCATTTGATCCGGGTCTACGCTCCTGACCTTTTTGGTACATGTCACCTGCCATGTTATTTTCACCGGACATTATACCTACGTTCCGCCCTGCAGTAGGCATTGGTGCAGTAGGCACTCGCTCGCGGACACGCTCAAGATCCATGTCTACCTTACCTTGGTAGCCCGTTGGTTGCGTTTGTGGCTGAGAATATTTTCTCATTTCGTTGGTAAGCGCCAAGTTTAGTATCTTACCAAAGGGACTTTTATCATTAGCAAGGTAAGCCATGCCGCCTTGCGCCCCTGTGCCTACCCAGTTTAAAAACTCACCGAAAAAGTTACCGTCGTCTTTATTTTCTTCTTCTGGCATTTACCCGTCTCCAAGAATCCGTAGGATCTCATCTGTTTTAGCTTTTACTTTACCGCCAGCGGCTAAGCGTTGCTGTTGTGTATTTGAACTTAGTTGTGTATTGGCCCCCAAAGTTCCTCCATAAGGATTAACCTTGCTATAGGGGTTAGCTGCCGTAGTCGCGGCGTATGGGTTGTCTCGCCCGTAAAAACCTTCCTGTTGAGGAGTAGCAAAAATGCTGTCTCCCCCATAAACATCATACTCGTACTGAATAACCGCAGGGTCATTTGGAGTCTCTACATCCACTATCCGGCCCGGTTTAAATATCTGGCTTATTCGCTTTTCCTGTTCCTCTTTTTCTGCTTCCGCCTGCTTAGATTGTTCAGCTTCTGTACGTATTTCAGTACGAATATCTGTATCTTGTTGTGTTAACGCGTCTTGCTTAGCTGCATCACTTTCCGCTTGCTGCTGCTCTAACGCTTCCTGTTTTTCTAATTCGTACTGTACTTGAGCATCTATAGCAGCTTGATTTTGTGCCGCTATCTCAGCTTCTTTTTCTGCCACGGTCTTGTACATGCCGGTAGCAGGGTTAAAATCTGCGTCAGGATCAAAGCCATCGTAGTTACCAAGTGTATACGCATTTGTCAACAAAACCAAGTCTTCTTGCGTAACTAAATCATCTTGTCCAGTTACGTCATAACGTAATATATTGTCAAACTTTTCTTGTGTTAGCTCTACTGTCCCCAAATACTCAGTTACTAGCGCTATATCTTCCTCTGTAACTAAGTTAGCTTCTTTACCTAACACCTGAGCGGTAGCGTCTGCCGCATCTTGCTGTTCTGATATTGTGCCTTGTAGTGCCTCTATCTCTAGGTCTTTGGCTTCTAACTCCGCAGCATTGTCAATATTTAGCTGGGTTATATCCCCAGTTAACTCCTCTATATCGTCTGACAGGTCATCCCTTTCTTTTGCCAACGCACCTATAGTTTCGTTTCTATCAGATATTGTCTCCCCTGCAGTTAATCCGGTGGCAGCGAGTGCATCTATGCGAGCTTGTAAAGCCTCCTTCTCGGCGTTCAGCGCTGCAATTTTTCCGTCTTTTTCACCTAACGCCTCCGCATGGGCTGCGTTTAACTGTTCTTTTTCTAAGTTTAGCGCGTCTACTTGTTCTTGCTTAAAGGTTTCGTACGAACCCTCTAGGTCTTCAATAGACGTATCTCTAAACTCGTCATAACCTTCTTGGGTACTAAACCTAATATCTTCTGGGAACTCGTCAGCATTATCACCTACCTCATCCCCATCGGTATCAACAGTTTCGGTAACATCTTCTGGGAATGCGTCAGCATTATCCCCAGTGCCATCCCCATCGGTATCAACAGTTTCAGTAGCATCTTCTGGGAATGCGTCATCCCGATCATCTACCTCATCACCATCAGTATCTATTAATGCTTTGCGGTCAGCATCTTCTGGGTAGAAGTCAGCATTGTCACCTACACCATCCTCATCAGTATCTGTAGTTTCAGCGCCATCTTCTGGGAATGCATCGGCATTATCACCAACACCATCACTATCTGTATCTACGCTTTCATTAGGATCGTTAGGGAATACATCAGCTTCATCACCTACCTCATCCCCATCTGAGTCAGTAGTTTCAGATCCATCTTCTGGGAACGCGTCAGCATTGTCACCAACACCATCACTATCTGAGTCTAAGTATTCAGCAGCATCATTCGGGAATACGTCAGCATTATCACCAATACCATCATTATCTGAGTCTAAGTATTCAGCAGCATCATTCGGGAATACGTCAGCATTATCACCAGTACCATCATTATCTGAGTCTAAGTATTCAGCAGCATCATTCGGGAATACGTCAGCATTATCACCAGTACCATCATTATCTGAGTCTAAGTATTCAGCAGCATCATTCGGGAATACGTCAGCATTATCACCAGTACCATCATTATCTGAGTCTAAGTATTCAGCAGCATCATTCGGGAATACGTCAGCATTATCACCAGTACCATCATTATCTGAGTCTAAGTATTCAGCAGCATCATTCGGGAATACGTCAGCATTATCCCCAGTGCCATCATTATCTGAGTCTAAGTATTCAGCAGCATCATTCGGGAATACGTCAGCATTATCCCCAGTGCCATCCCCATCGGTATCCACGCTTTCATTAGGATCGTTAGGGGCCCAGTCAGTATTGTCACCTACCTCATCCCCATCTGAGTCAGTAGTTTCAGAGCCATCTTCTGGGAATGCGTCAGCATTATCCCCAACACCATCACTATCTGTATCTACACTTTCATTAGGATCATTAGGGAATACATCATCAGCATTTCTTACACCGTCTTCATCATCATCTTGGTCATCTTGGAACTGCTGCTCAGTAGCATAGCGATCATCTTCTGGGTAAGCATCATCCCGATCATCTACCTCATCACCATCAGTATCTATTAATTCTTGACGTTCTGCATTATCTGGGTAGAAATCGGCATTATCACCAGTACCATCCCCATCAGTGTCAAGTCGTTCTGTTGGGTCTAATGGGAATGCATCTACTTCATCGGGAGCGCCATCCCCGTCATCATCAGAATCTCTATTGTCACCAATACCATCATTATCAGTGTCAAGTGTTTCTTCTGGGTCGTATGGAGCGCCATCATCTTCGTTAAGTACGCCATCACCATCTATGTCAGGATCTTCATCATTTGGTATGCCATCCCTGTCTCTGTCAAGCGACTTGGTGGGGTCGGTAGGCCAAAAGTCGAACATGTCGTCAACGCCGTCATTATCATCGTCGTAGTCAGCCTCATCACCTACACCATCATTATCTGAGTCTAAGGTTTCAGCAGCATCTAACGGGAATGCGTCAGCATTGTCACCAACACCATCACTATCTGAGTCTAAGGTTTCTTCTGCGTTTTCTGGGTAAGCATCATCAGCATTTCTTACACCATCACCATCATTATCTTGGTCATCTTGGAACTGCTGCTCAGTAGTATAGCGATCATCTTCTGGGTAAGCATCATCAACATCTAGTACGCCATCTCTGTCGGAGTCTGCAAAAGTTAGGGCGTTTAACTCATCGTAGCTGGAAGTATCTAGGTCATCTAGTGCATCTTTTGCCTCATCATCGGTAAGGTCAGGCGAGGTGAAACCGTTTTCATAAAGTTCACCTTCGGACACAGGTAAGGCTTTTAAATCATCGGTAGGCTTACCTTCTGAATCTAGGGAGAAAGCGGAGTGTGTAGCGGTAATTAGGTTATCCATTACCTCTGTTGCGCTATCATTGGGTAATAACAGGCCATCTGTTATATTGTCGCCCGACATACCAAAAGCCGTCCGCATAAATAGTAGGCCGTCGGTTAACGCGTCTATTTTCCCATCTTTATTGAAGTCAAAAAGTTTTTGTACTCTAGGGTCTTCTAAATACTCAATTACTTCTTCCGCGGTGTTCCTAATAGAGTTTTCAGTAACAGCATCATCAATTAGATCGTCGCCCGACATATCAAAAGCATACCGCATAACAAGTAGGCCGTCGGTTAACGCATCCACCACACCATCGCCGTCTATGTCCGCTATTAGGGAATACTTGCCCAGCCGTTCTGTGTCATTAGCATCAATAAACTCTGCTTCCGTAACATAGCGATCATCTTCTGGATAAGCATCATCAGCATCTCTTACACCATCATCATCACTGTCTTGGTCATCTTTGAACTGCTGTTCAGTAGCATAGCTATCATCTTCTGGGTAAGCATCGAGGTTATCACCTACACCATCATTATCTGTGTCTAATGTTTCAGTAGCATCATTCGGGAATGCGTCTTGATCGTTATAAACACCGTCGCCATCGGTATCGTTAGGTATGTTGCCTTGGGTCAGCTGCCAGTATTCTGTTAGGGCACTATCTAAATCAACGTCTGTATCCAACGCCATTGCAGCATCTACATCGGCTTCCGAAGGAACATCGACACCTAACCTAGCGAATGACTCTTTAGCTTCTGACTGCGTTACATACGAGCTATCATCTACCACGTTTAAAACGTCTATATACAAGTCGTTGGATACGTCTTGAGTTATGCCTAAGTTCGCTAGAGTGTCCTGTACTTGAGTAGCATCACCAGAGTTAATAGCGTCAATCATTAGCGGGCTATTCAATACTACATTCGTAATAGGGTTAAAAGACCCCCCATCAGTGTTCCCACCATTTGCTGTGGGAGTACCTATACCATATATTGTCGCCGTAGTACCGAATGCGCCAAGGGCCGACACTGTAGAATTTAGAGCGATATTGCCCATGTAGTCTCTGTCCTCTACTCCCGCGTTATACAGAGCAGATTCTATGTATGCAGTGGTGCCACCTTCTTGTACAAACTCGTTTAGAGTCTCTTTTGTAACTACCTGAGCGCCATCAACGAAGCGTTCCCCCAACTCTGTTAATGCTTTTTTGCCGGAAGAAGATAATATTTTTGTGTCTAGGGCTTTAGCCCCGGGAATTGTAGACATAAGCAATATAGATATAGACCCTGCACCAACTGCTATTTCACCTGCTTTAGCTTCAGCGTCTGCGGGAGAATACCCTACTCTTATTAGCTCTGCATAGCTAGTGTCATACGCCTGTGTAAACGCCCCACTATAGGCTTCTGTTACTTCCAAACCCCTATTAGTTGCTACAGCTGTGCTTACACCTACGGCCCTAGCTACATCATCAGCCATAGCCAAACCAGCTGTCTTAGTAACTACCTTACCAACACCCAAACTAGCTACTAGGGTGGCTAGTTCTTGCCCTATTTCCATCCCAATAACTTCTACTAAGAAGACTTTTGGTTTATCTGTTAACTCTCCGTATAGCGCTTCTAACTTACCGCCCACACCTTCAGCATCTTCTACGGTCTGCCAAAACTCTGCTACGTCTTCTTGATACACTTCGGGTAAATACCCAAAAGACATAGACTCTAACAAGTTAGCGGTTCTAGAAAAGTCGTTATTCATTACCGAAGCAAAATCTATATCTTTATACGCGTCGGCTATTATTGCGTCTGCGGCAGCATTCGCGTCTTCTACTGTACCGCCGGCTAAGATTATTTCTCGCCGTTTCTTCTCAGCGGCTACTTGTGCAGGCATAGTTTCAGCAAACTTACCCAAAGCCCTAACACCTTCATTAAATATGTTAGCTGTGCCCGCTGGGAACCTTATTGCCACATTTACAAACGTTTCTAAACCGTCTTGAATAGTTTCAAGCTGCCGGCTATAAAAGGTTAAATCTTCTTCTTGCTTAGCGGTGAGAGGGCCCTCAATAGCATTTAATTCGTCTATTTTTCCCTGTGCTTCGTCTATTCCGTCTTGGTAGAAATCTAACGAGTCTTTGGCTATACGTGCAATCCAAGGTAGCTCAGAATACGGTATACCATCATACCCTTCACGTAGGTCTTGCTCTGCTTTAAAAGCGTCAACCTCGGCATTATAATCTTGGAATATCTGTACCTTTTCTTCTTCCGATACACTCATGTCTATGAGCTGGTTATACTCTCTAGTAGTTTCCGCAAGCCACGCTGCTTCTGGGGATGTAGTTACAGCTTCACTCAAGAACGTCGCATACGCCAGAGGACTAGATTCTTGAAGTGTATTCTTGTCGGTAAATATAGGAGTCTGTATATACTCTTTTACTAGCGGCTCAGTGCCATCCTCATTAAGCACGTACTTAGCGCCGCCCCCAGCATCATATTGATAGGTTTCAAACTTGCCTGTTTCAGGGTTAAACTCTGTTCTTCTAAATCCGTCACCACCCCAACCTATGTTTCCTTCGCTGTCCATAGTGTAAGTGATGTTACCCTGCGCTACGTCGTTCATTCTTTGACGTATTTCTGCATCAGACATATCGTCGTCGTACAAATTACGGAAAAAGTCTTGTGCTGACCTGTTAACTAAAGTCTCATCTAAAGCAGCCCTTGACCCAAATACTGACTCTACTAGTCCATCTCCTTGAGCCTTTAGGGCATCGACACCTAACTGTTCGTCAGATAGACTGGTTTGCTGCTCTAAAAACTCTAACGTTGACATGTTACTAGGCGTACTTTCGAAGGCCTCACTAAGAAGTTGTAATTGTAGAGTTTTTAGTTCGCTTGGGGTTAACAGGCTTACGTCTACATTACTAGCTGCCAGCAAACGCGTGGTAATGTTAGATATAGCAGCTTCTGTACGTTCATTGTACTGGCCCGCATTTATGGGTGCGCCATTTTGTATGCCCTCAGCTATATAGTGAGAAAACGCGTCTTCGTCCGCAGATAGATTATTTGCTAGCCTATACTCAGCCTCGTTAAAGTCTGGAGCTAACTTATTTACCATATCCTTCACAATAGCAGTCTGGTATGCCTGCACCGCAGGATCAAATTTAGTCGTGGCGGTTAATGTCTCGAGCATCGTGTCATACTCAGTTACCAAAACGCCTTCGTCATACTCTAATTGTTTTATTGCATTACTTACACGCACCACTTCTTGGTTGGCTTCAATTAACTGTCTCTCATAGTCCTTGTCCTGTAACAATGCTGCATACGCACGTCGATCAGCGTCCGTAGCGTTAGGGCCTTCAGCCGCGGCTTCTAGGTTACTGCGCTGCTGTAATAGAGCGTCTCTTTCTGCAAGGGCAGTTTCCATCTCCCCTCCTAATACTTCGCCCCTTTCGGGTAATGCGTCTAATTCTTCTCTTTTGGCTACCGCAAGGTCATAGTCGCCAGAAACGTTATCCACGTAGGTCTTAAAATCTTGCGAGAAAGTGCCCGCTAGAAAACTATCTGTTATGGCCGTTGCCGCTACACCAGTCATAGCCGCTAAAACGCCATCCCCTATGTTAGGGTTATTCATTAGTATGCCGCTTATAGCACTACGCATACCTGCCGCAAGAACCGGGGCGGTTAATACATCAACTACACTGTTATCTAATTTATCTATTTCTTGGGCTATTATTAGCTCGTTAGTAAACGCACGCACTATCGCCGTTTTACCTGCAATAGTCCCGTCATTCCCTAGCACAGATTGCACTAACCCTTGCCTTACTGCTTCCTTAATAGGCCCATCTAGATTTTGAAAAGAATTATCTAAGTACGTATCTATGTCGTTAGTTAACTTGTCTAGTTGGTTTCTAACTCCTTCTGGTAAGTCTTCATACATCAACGAGGCCTTAGCAGCTATAGGAGCCATAACCTGATTAATCGTATCTTCTAGAGGTTGGAGTAATTCTTGGTCAAAGTTTTCTACAATACCTGAAATATTTAACGCTTCATCTAGTCGCCTTAGAGTACCTTCAAAATCTTCTTCAATGTCACCTAGTATGTCTTTAAATGGAATTTGCTCAACAGCACCTAATATGTACTCCCCTAGAGTTCTAATGTCGTCATTAAAAATAAATTCTTCTGCAACGCGCAACATGTTAGATAAGTCGCCTTCTAGACCGCTAAAGAATTGCTTTAATTTTGCGTTATCACCAATTGAATCGCCTAACCAATCCAATGCCTGCCCTGCCATAGCCTCTTCAAATGTAGCTCCTTTAGCCATATCAGAAACTACTTCGTTTATGGCTTCATACTGTGCAGGAGTTATAGCATTAATTACATTATCGGATACACCTAAACTACCAAGTCCATTCTTAACCCACCCATCACCAAACTCACTAAGAACGGGCAAGATGGCGCTTTTTATATCCCCGCTACCTGCAGCACGTATTAGCGATATAGTCTGTTTACCGTTTAGTCCAGCTAGCCCGATTCCAGCCATCTGAATAGCCATGAAATCATTGTACGCCTGAGTGCCCTTCGCAAGCCCTTGTGCGGCTGCCTGTTTTGCTGCTTCGGCTTCACTAACAGGCATTGTTATCTTACCGAACTTTTGTAGCGAGAATAACGCCAAGGATGCCCAATCTTCCGCGTGCAAAGTCTGCCCATCTACAACTTTCAATGCAATGTTTGCGGCTTCTATTTGTAATGCCAAATCTGGACGACCAGCTACAGTAAGAGCTACCTGAATAACCGCTTTTAGCGGGCCTATCTTATCAATAAATTTACTTAGTGAGCTGGGTTCTTCTTGTAGTTGAACCCACATCATAGTGTAGTCCCCTACCTTACCATCTCCCCCTGATATATCTACGAAATAACCTGCCTTGGTGCCACTACTTTGGGGGTAGTCTTGTCCGTCAGTAAACTTACTACGTATATCTTCGTCATTTAAGTGTTGATTCAGTGTCCTAGCGCCATCGTAAAAATACGGAGATGCTATTTCGGCCGTATGATTGAATTCCCCAAATATTACGTCATCGTCTCCCGGCATTTTCATGTACAAGCGATCTTTGTCGTAGTTTACGCCAAGATCCATATCAAACGATTGTGGTAACTCTATGTAAGAAGCTACTTCGTAGTCTTCTAGCTTATCCATCCACTCCCTATGTTGAAACTCTGATAGCCCTTCGTCTTTGAAGTTATTAATGTACTCCTTGGTATTCATGGCTTCTAGGTGTCCGATAGCCTGCGCTCTGTAATTCCTTTCTCCGGGTGTCATACCACCGTGTATCGCCCCTCTCATTATTTCTAATTGCCTAACTTTCCTGTCTTGCATGAAATAAAAGAAACGTTGGTCTGTTTGTACGTCTATGCCACCTAAGTCATCCCAAAGGTCTCCTAGACGCATAGAAGCACCTAGGTTTACTAATTGCTCCCTATCCCAAGGGGTAGTGCCATCTTCCATAGCACCAAAAGAATTATTTATAGATACCCTATAACGACTTATCAGAGCTTGCTCCGCGTCAGTAAGAGAGCCGTCTATATAACCGTCTGCCTTGGCTATAACTTTTATTAGTTGTTCTGCCCCCGGAGTGACTTCTACGCCTGCCCCCGATAAATTAGCCCAGATAGGGGCATTAGTGGGTCTATTGGACAGTAACCAATTTGTAAGTCCTTCTTTTTTAGCTTCTCGTTCACTAAGTCGCCCCTGCGACAGAAAATCGCCTTCAAGGTCTAAGTAGTCTACGACTTTCCTGCCGCTAGCGTTTGGTACGTTAGGAGTAAACCCCGGCCGGCCGTATACGCCGGTATCAGCCATCCAGTTTTTATTTTTTAACCACTGATTTGCCTCGGCTCTGTTTGGGGCTCGCCCATTCGTCTTAACAAAGTGCTCTCGCCACGTATTAAATTCACTTACTTCGTCTGTGTAGTAAACTTTTTTCCATGAATCGTCTTCTCCACTTACGTTGTCAATCAACTTCCCCATTTCATGCATAGAATAAGCGCCGTATATTGCTCGACTATTCTCTAGCACGAAGGTATCTACCATTGCTTGTTCTTCTAAAGACTCTTTTTGCGGGGTACTGTAGTATCTAGAATCTTCCGGATACGCATCAGCATTATCTCCTATCCTATCTCCATCAGTATCGACAGACTCCTCAGACGAATAAGGAAAAGCGTCGGCATTATCACCAACACCATCTTTATCCTTATCAGAAGATTCGCTAGGGTCGTTTGGAAACGCATCTATATCGTCGGAATACCCATCGTTGTCGCTGTCGGTTGCGGGGGGGCCATCATAATCAGTTGGAGTTGAAACAGGATTTTCGACTTCATTTATACGGTAAGCTACCCGATTAGCTTCTTCGGGTATAGTATCTTCAGTTACGAAAAATACTGATCTATAAACAGATTCCAACAAAGCCAAGTTAGGCAGGTCATTTTTTAGGCTTTCTTCTAAGTCTAATAGCGCTTGTTCGTCATCTTTTATAGGAGAAACTCGATCAAACATCTCCTGAAGTTTCTTTTTGTAGGCCTCACCTTGAGGCCCTCCTACTCCTAATCCTGATAACCTAGCATACCGTTCTTCGGGAGTTTCATTTGCAATTAACGCTTGTCGCTCCGCCTCAGCAGCAGCTTCTGCTTCCGCTTGTTTTTTAGCTTCTTCTAGAGTAACTTCAGCTTCTCGTTCTGCGACTGCGGAGAATTCATTAAAATACCAATCGTCTGGATATTCTTCTCGTATTAGGTCAGTTACTTGATCTAGCGTTACCTCTATCGCTAGCTTGTCGCTGAATACCCCAGTGTTATGCCTTGCCTTTAATTTTTGGGCTAAGTCTTTAAACTTTTCTCCCGTTCTACCATAAAACCAATCCCAATAACGCGATGCGTTTCCAGCATAGTTCCTGTTATAGTCATTTACAAAATCTTGGAGGGTGTTGTAGGTTTTGGTGCCCTGCCATTCCCTTTTTTGTTTATCCCTTGCTTCTTGCAATGCAGCAGCTTCAAGCCGTTCTTGTTCTGCTTTGGCCGCTGCTGCCGCTTCTTCCGCTGCCTTTATGGCAGTCTCATCATCTGCTTTCTTGGCCGCTGCCGCCGCTGCCTCCGCCGCCGCTATTTCCGCTGCAAGTTTATCTTCTTTGTGTTGTACTACATCAGAATACCTAGTGTAATGATCGTCATCAGGAAAGTGGGCATCTAGCGCATCTAATGCTTGTTCGTAAGTTATATTAGTGGCTATACCCTTACCATTGTTATGCGCAGATCTTAGTTTTCCTGATAACGCATATAGCTTAGTACCTACCTGTCCAGAAAACCAATCCCAATATTTAGAGACTTGGCCAACATGATTCCTGTTGTAGTAATTTACAAAATCTTGGAAGGTGTTAAATTGGGTTTTGCCTTCTTTACGTGCAGCCTCTTCTGCTGCCGCTGCTGCCGCAGCCTCCGCTTCTTCCTCTGCTTTTCTCTTGGCTTCATCCGCCGCAGCCGCAGCCGCTGCTTCTTCTGCTGCTTTCTTAGCTGCTGCCGCTTCTTCTTCTGCTTTCTTAGCTGCCGCTGCCGCTGCCGCCGCTCTTTCTTCTGCTGCTTTCTTGTCCGCTGCCTCCGCCGCTGCTGCTGCCGCTGCCGCTTCTTCTGCTGCTTTCTTAGCCGCTGCTTCTTCCGCTGCTTTCTTAGCCGCTGCCGCTGCTGCTTCTTCCGCTGCTTTTTTCCTAGCTGCTTCCGCCGCTGCTTCTGCCTTAATAGTGTCCTTATGATTCGCTACATCAGAATATCTATCGTAATAATCGTCATCAAAAAAGTGGTCATCTAGCACGTCCAGTGCTTGTTCGTAAGTTACATTAGTGGCTATACCCTTACCATTGTTATGCGCAGATCTTAGTTTTCCTGATAACGTATATAGCTTAGTACCTACCTGTCCAGAAAACCAATCCCAATATTTAGAGACTTGGCCAACATGATTCCTGTTGTAGTAATTTACAAAATCTTGGAAGGTGTTAAATTGGGTTTTGCCTTCTTTACGCGCCGCTAGTTCTGCCGCTGCCGCTGCCGCTGCTTCTTCCTCTGCTTTCTTGGCCGCTGCCGCCGCAGCCGCCGCTTTTATGGCATCATCTGCTGCTTTCTTAGCTGCTGCTTCTTCCGCTGCTTTCTTAGCTGCCGCTGCCGCTGCTTCTTCCGCTGCTTTCTTAGCTGCTGCTTCTTCCGCTGCTTTCTTAGCTGCTGCCGCTTCTTCTTCTGCTTTCTTAGCTGCCGCTGCTGCTGCCGCCGCTGCTTCTTCCGCTGCCTTCTTAGCTGCTGCTGCTTCTGCCGCTGCTTTCCTAGCAGCTTCTTCTGCCTGTAACCTAGCAAAGGCCTCTGCTTCTTCTTTTGCTTTCTTAGCCGCTGCCGCTGCTGCCGCTGCCGCTGCTTCTTCCGCTGCTTTTTTCCTAGCTGCTTCCGCCGCTGCTTCTTCCGCTGCTTTCTTAGCCGCTGCTTCTTCCGCTGCCTTCTTAGCTGCTGCTGCTGCTGCTTCTTCCGCTGCTTTCTTAGCCGCTGCTTCTTCCGCTGCTTTCTTAGCCGCCGCAGCCGCTGCCGCTGCTGCCGCTTCTTCCGCTGCTTTTTTCCTAGCTGCTTCCGCTGCTATATCGTCCCTAACCTTTTTTACTTCTGAATATCTAACATAATAGTTATCATTAGGGAAGTGCTCAGCAACCTCTGCTAAAGCATCGTCTAGAGTTACTTTTGAGGGGATTCCTTTGCCGTTGTTGTGCGCAGATTTTAATTTAAGGGCTAGAGGTTTTAGTTGGTCGCCAATTCTACGGTAGTACCAACTCCAATAACGCGATACGTTTCCAGCATAGTTTCTGTTGTAATCGTTTACAAAGTCTTGGAGAGTTGCGTAATTTTCAGCCATGGCAAAGCCTATGCGGGGTCAAGAAAAGCGAATTTATTATATATTCTGTTTCCGTCTTCGTCGTCTTCCCCAACATACTGCTGTATAAATAGAGTAGTTACATCAGTCCTTCCAGATAACGAAGTTTGAAGCGCAGCCAAAGCAGTATTTGCCGCAGGCATATCATCTTCAAGTGTAGAGTCTACTACATCTACAGGCTCATTATCCACTAATTTCGTGTACCCTACTTGTATCATATTGTGTTCTCCGTAAAACCATAATACCCAAATATTATGGTGTTAATATTAGTTATGCTAGATACATGGTCAAACATTATTCTTAGATTACTCTCAGTCGTTTCCCTACCAAAAGAGTACGTCAGAGGTATCATACGCACTTGATAACTAGACGGGGGCAAACTTATATATTGACTATAGAAATCAGGCACTGAAATGTAAGTCCCGGCACCGACAAAACCTGACTTACTGTAAAACACTTCTACACCATCAAATACAGTAGCTGCATCGGGGAACTTTGATATTCTGACGTATGTATAACCAAAATAATAATAATATTCAGTTATGGTGGCTGCATTAGCGCCCGCTGCAGTAGTGCCAAACTTCCCCATACCCGAAGCAAGTTTATCTGTAATATCCCCACTTACCTTATACCAAGCGTTATATGTAGAGGGAACGCTTACAAACTCCCATGTTCCAACAGAAACTCCGGTGCTACTTTTACTTTGCATTTGCATGAGAATTTTAAACTGGTGGTTGATTTTGCTTGACGATGACGAAGTATTACCAATCCTCACCTTCAGGGTAAGTGTTAGGCTTTGAGTAGCCTCATTACCAGCCGGAGGGGCAGGAATAGAAAATTGTCGTATAGTAACAGCCGCGGTAGTGGTTATATTCATCGAGGTATTAGAGAAAAAACTATGCTTACTGCTAAGCGGGGCGCTTGGTAATAAATTACCGGCTACGTTGACATTAGCATTAAGATTAATGGTCTTAGTGGTTGTCGTCGATGTTGGGCCAATGTTAATTGTTGTTGTGCCACCATTATGGTATCCAGTGCCTATATCAACTACTTTAGTGGAGCCGCCAGAATTTATACCTGTACTGTAATTATCGTCAAACGAGCCAGTTTTACCACTCCCAATCTCGGCTCCTCTTGTTTCTATATCCCCTGTAGTCGCATATATATTTCCACTAGTTGTGCCAACATCTCCATTTGTAGTTCCAATGCCTGAAGACGTAGATATTACCCCTGTACCGGTAACAAAATTGCCGTTTAGGTTTAAAGTACCACCTAACTGTGGAGTAGTATCTTCTACGACGTTTTGTAGATATGTAGCAGATAACTTAACGGGTGTAACTGCACCATCTGCTATCTGGGCTGTAGCTATAGTTCCGCTTAAACTAGATGTAGGGTAATTAGTAGCATCACTTAGGTCAAATGCAGGGGTAGCATCTGTGCCCCCAAGAGACAATTGAACACCACCATAAGAGACAGTGGAATTAGATAGTTTTGCATTTGCTATACTCCCAGCTAGTTGCGCGTTCGTAATCGTGCCTACAAGGCTAGATGTAGGATACCCAGTAGCATCTGACAGGTTAAACGCAGGGGTAGCATCAGAGCCACCTAATGACACAGTTACGCCACCAAAAGACACAGTAGAGTTTTCTAACTTACTATTAGGTATAGAACCATCAATTATGTCACTGGTATCAAATTGTAACGCTTTCGCTACTGCACCGTCTAAGTTTGCAAAGTAATACCTAAGTACGGCATTATGCTGACTCTGCCACTGCATATTGTACTCTGCTGGCGGATTCGGCAACGCGGGGGCATGAAATATCTTTTGCGAGTCTCTTATTTTTGTAGCCATTAGCTACCTCGTCTACCATCAGGGCGTATGTTTAGTCTAGGGGTACCCAACTGCCACGTAACCCCCGTGGTATCATTGTTTGCTACCCTCAACGACATTTGCCTACCCCGCACTCTTATATCAAGTTTATCGGTGTATAAGTCTACATTAGATTGAGATGTAGAGGTTCCCGCAGAGTTTCCACCCTCAGATAACGGTGCATTGTCCCCAGAACCCGGCTCACTGGAAGCATTTAAAGTGAAAGTTACATTCGCAGAACCCGCTGTAGTGCCCAAAAAAGATACGTCGGGGATTACTTTGTCCACAAAACTAAAACTATTGCCCGACTCTATACCAAATTGCCCCGATTGGATGAACGCAGATATACCTTCTATGGTAGCGCCTTCTACGTCATCTACACCATTCTCGTGTTCAACTAAGTTATTACTTCCGGTAGCGGCTATAGGGTGATTATTTATAGGAGAGTCCAACCACGCAGATCGGCTAAGCGTGCCATAGTACCATACATCTTCTAAATAATTGTACACTACATACTTATCTGGAACACTCTGCTCAGAGGAACAATAAAACCACCACACTTCATGGAACTCCTCAACCGTACCAGCAAACACCTGTCCATATTGCCCGTCGTTAAGGTCGTCAAATATATACTTACGCACATCACATTGTAGAGGTTGCACGTTACCATCGTACTTATAAAACTTCCCTATTCCCATCCAATACGCGACTCCGTTGGCGTACGCAACGGCCTTCGATGAAGCTATGGACGTGTTCGACCCAACCAACTGAGAACCCCACACTACTGGCGCTCCAACATACTGCAACGAGTACACAGCAGAATCGGTGAAAACCAATATTTCTTGCCGTGACTGAATAGCGGAAATTATTTCTGTGCCTTGTGATAGCGTTATGTCTCCCGCTTGGTTAGTTGAACGTGGTCGCCAATCAAACATATCTTCTTGGTCTGACCAACGAATTAACATAGGGTTTTTTGTAATTACATCAAATGGGTTTGTACCAAAACAAAATACGAATCTACTCGCGTCAGAGACCATTAACATATCTTGGACTACAGGTACATTTGCAGATAACTCATATTGGGCTACGGGAGTGCCTCCACCAGTAGCGGTACCACTAGCTGCAGTAGCGACCGCGATTGTATAAGTATTAGCACCAGAATCTACTGTTAGGATCTCAAACCTATCATTAAAATCTGCTGCGGGAACGCCACCTATGGCACTTAAAATCCCAACAAAAGTTACGTGTTGTCCTATTTCGTATGCCCGAAGTCCTGTAGCATCGGTGACAGTTACGGTTTTAGACCCACTAGCTGTAGTGAAAGGGTTAGAGGCTAAAGATATAGCCGCACCGTTATTTACACTCTTTACCGGAACGCCTCTAGTGCTAAGTCCATTTGTGGCATCCCAATAAAACATCTCGCCCCCTCTAGGGCCAAATATCAAGTCTTCACCAAAATTAGCTTGGTTGTAAGTACGTAGGCTTTCTGAGCCCGCATTGCCTTGATTCCAACCCCCACCATCAAAAAAGTTAGAACTATACCCATCAGTAGGTATTACTTGTCCCGGCCCTGTGTTTATTTGGTACTTAGCGGTAACGCTACCTCCAGCAGTGGCTACACTAGTGGCTGAAGTCGCTACAGTTATTTTATAGGAGTCAACATCAACTACTGTGGTTATGGCGTGTTCTTTGTTTAAGTTATCTGCAGGTATTCCCCCCACAGCACCAGACCCAGAAAAAGTTACGTAGTCCCCAGCAAGCGCCCCATGCCCAACATCTGCTACAAGTACTACTTTTTCAGTGCCGGCAGTTGTATTTGTAGTAAAAGGGTTAGTTAGGCTAGCTGTTTCTCGTATTGGAGTTATGTCCGTATAATCTCCACCAGATTCGATATAAAACTTTACGCTAGTCCCTACTCCGGTGTACTTAACATAGTCTAAATCTGTCCACTGATGCAACGACCGAGCAACACCCAGATACGTGCTATCACTTATTTTTTGCCAGCCGCCAATTTTCTCAGGGTAGCCCTGACGAAAACGAACCTTGTCGCAGTCATTCCAACCAAGCTCGTTGGTATACTTAGTTACCTCACGGTTAATCCCGGGCTCAAACTGGAGTTTTATAAGTGGCATATTAGTACTTCCAAGCTACTGGGGTAGTCTCTCGCGTGTCAACATGTACAAAACCTTTAGCAACCCCAATACCATTGAAGCCCATAATAGAAGCGTTACGTATAATAGACATACGCTGTGCACCACCCGTTACTTTAATGTCAACAGCAATACCCTGTGCATGTGTTCCTGCAGGTTTGCCACTAAAGATTTTTGCCGCTTCTATGCTATGTTTAGGCGATCTGTACCCACTAGTTACAATAAATGGAAACCCACACACCTCACGCAGTGCATCAAGTTTCTGTAAGAAGTCAGGACACATCTCATTTTCACCAGTTTCCTGACAGTTAAAATCTTCTACTTTAAAATACTTTAAATTCATTTTCTTAGACTCATTAGTTTAGAAACACCTTTAACACCAAAGCTACTTGATATGGCTATAAACAGCAAGTATTGGTACCACTCAGGCAATCCAGCTAGCGCCACAAAACCCTGCTGTACTCTATCTATAACTGTTGTATCGTTAGCCACAATAGCATACCCAATCATAAATATGGGCACTGAAAGTACAATAGTCCAAAATTCGTCTTTCCAGCTATGTGCAGAAGCATCAGCCATTTTAGCTTCCCAGTCACCATCGTTCTCAATGACCTTCATTTTGGCTTGATGTTTAGCTTGTTTCTCTTCCGCTTTATTCTTTAGGTAGCCCCCAGCTATGTTAGCTATAGGGCCTATAAGATGTTGTAACATATATACCTCACTTTAGTGGGTTGTATAACTCGTCCATACCATCC